CGGCGAGGTACATGTGGTCGTGGTTGTCTACCTGGATGCAGCGTACGGGGACGCTGTTGGTTGGGGTGCAGTCGACGATGAGGCGGTGCAGGTTGCGGCGCTTTTCTGGTACTCGGTCGCGTTTGCGGGGGAGGGTGAGGTGGTCGCGTGTGAATGTGCCCGTGATGGTATAGGCGGTTGAGTGCGCCTCGTCACGGCCCTTGACTGCCTTGGTGGACATGGTTGGGCGGATGCCGAGAGTGCGGGCGAGTTCGAGGACTCCGTGGGCGAGCTGCTCGTCTACTGTGCAGTACTGGACTGTCCCGTTCTTGCTTACGTATCCGTCGCTGTCGAGGAGCCCCTGGAGGAGTTGGGTGCGCTGCTCGATGCTGGAGCGGAGGTACGAGTTGGGGATGTGCTTATTCTTTAGGAGGTTGAGGTTGCGGAGGTCTGTCTTGGTGCTACCAGTGCGCGACCCGACGGGGGTCTTTGAGAAGGTGATGCGGAGGCAGCTGTGGTCCTCTTGGGTGGTGTAGTGGTATCCGGTTTCGTTGATGCGGTTGATGATGTGGTGGGCATCCTCTTTCCAGCTAGTGATTTGGTTGGCTGTGCTGGTTCCGTCGCCGAGCCAGTATCCGAGGAGGTAAGGGTCGATGGGGAGGTCCTGCTTGGGGAGCTGGAGGGGTTTCACGTCCGGGAGGGTGTGGTTGGCTCGACCGTCCTTGGTGCGGACGGTTTCAGCGATCTGCTTGGTGGTGACTACTGAGGGGTAATGCTGGCGCTGCCTCCTGGCATGGGGGGACGCGTGGGCGTACTTCTTCTCTGCGCAGGCGGCCTTGCGTGAAGCCCTCGTTTCTGTGATCCACCTGTGGTCGGCGTCCGCGACGATGGTCTCACCGTCGTTGAAGGTGATGTTGTAGCAGGTGTGGTCGTGCATGACGTCGGTTGCGAAGGTGACGGTGGTGGGCTTGCCGTCGAGACCGAGAACCTTGTCTCCGACCTTGATGTCGCCCATGGTGGTCCATCCGGTGGGGGTGGGGATTGGGGTGTCAAGAGCTAAGGCTTTCCCGACTCCTGGCCTGGCGGCGATGACGTAGAGGCCGCCTGGTTTCCATCCTCCGATGATTTGGTTGAGGTCGGGCCAGGGTGTGGGGGTGAATGGGGTGGTTTTGGTGGTGAAGTCGGTGATTTGGGTGAGGCAGGTGTCGTTGTTGACGAGGGTGATGCTGCCGGTGCTGACTTGGTTGAGGAGTTCGCGGATGTTGGCTTCTGCGTCGCTGGGGTCTCCTCCTGCTTCGATGATTTGGAGGCCGCGGGTGCAGGCGTCTGCGAGGTGTCGGCGTGCGTTGTCGTCGATGAGCTTGTTGGCGTGGACGCCTGCGAGGTTGATGTGTCCTCCGTGGACGCCGTTCATGGTGTCGAGGAGGTAGTCGGGGGTGACGTGGGCTGTGGTGATGGAGGGGAGTTTGTCGAGGAGGAGGTCTGGGGTGAGTCCTTGGCCGGGGCTCTTCTGCTTGTAGTCTTCGATGAGCTGCCAGATGGCGGCGTTGCGGGTGTCTGCGAAGTGGTGGGGGTGGATGTTGTCGAGGTCGATGAGGGCGTTGCGGTCGCCGCTGAGGGCGATGCCGATGATGGTGGTTTCGGTGTTCATGTGCTCGTGTGTGGTGTTGGTGGGGGCCTGCTGGTGTTGTAGGCCCCTGTGGGTGGTGTAATCGGTGAGTGGGAATGTGTGTGGGTGCGATGAGGTGGTGTCAGCTGGCTGGGCCTGCGTATTGGAGTGCGGTGAAGGTTTCGTCGGTCATTTGTTGGTTCTTTCTCTGTGTTCAGTTGGTGTGGGTGATGATGGTGTAGGCGGCTTCGTATGCCAGGTTGATGAATGCTTGTTTGCGTTCTGCGTTTAGATCGACTTCGTTCTGTGGGGAGATCATGTTGGGCCACCACTCCATCAGTTGTCCCGTTGCGATGTTGAGGGATTGGATTCTCTCGACGGGGGGCGTGTCTTGGTCTAGCGTGTCGAGTGGTCGGAGGGGGAGGTTCCAGAACCAGAGTGCGCCGTCGGTGGCGATGAGTTCGATTGCGCTTTCAGTGGTGTGGCTGAGGTTTTTGAGTTCGGTGATGCAGATGTTGATGATGTTTGTGGCGTCGCGCTTGACGCTGTCTGCCGTGATGATCTTGTTTGCCGGGTCGGCCTGTTTGTCGGTGACTGCGAGCTCCCAGCAGAGGTCGCTTACGTTGCCCGTGAGGGTGATAAGTTTATCTGTGAGGGTGTCGCTGCTGTACCGGGCTGGCAGCCCTGCCTTACTGGCTTCGCGCAGAACGCTAATGAAGGTGTAGATGCGACTAATGGTGTCCATGGTGGTTCCTTTCGGTGTGCTGATGACTGGAGTGTAGACAGGGTTGGACGGGGCTGTCAAGCCCTTCCGCAGAAGCGGTCGATCTTGGCTGCCCACTCAGGCCAGCCCGGGTCGCTGGGGAGCCCCATGTAGGGCTTCCAGTAGTTGATGTAGAGGTTGGGGTCGATGCCTGCGTCGAGGCAGGCGTAGCCGAAGTCGTCTCGGGTGACGGGTTTCCCGCTGTTGGGGTTGATGGCTGGCGCCCGGTTCTCCATGGTTGGCATTGATGCACTCGCTTCTGCCGCCCATGCCCCATCCGCATACGAGTTACCGTTGGCGCACCATGTGCGCCAGCTGGCGTCCCAGTTGCTGCGCTTGGTGGCCTTGGAGAGGTAGTAGTTGCGGAACTTCTCTATCTCAATGTCGATCGGCATGGAGGGGTAGCGCTCGCGGGTGTTGGCGAGGGCCTTTTCGCTGGGCTGCCAGTCCTCAGGGATTGTGGTGTTGCGGATGGTTTTTGTGACCCTCTTCTTAGGTTCCGCGACTGTAGTTTCGGTTGGCTTGTCGCCCCAAAGGTGCGGGTTGTTCTCTCGACTGGAGGGGAAGTTGCGGGCGCCATCTCCAGCGTCGGCGATGCGGTCATAGTCACTACGGCACTCCTCAGTGAGTGCTGAACGCCAGTCTACGTAGATGATGGAGGCGAGGCGCTCTCCGCCGCTGAAACGAGCTTCGCGGACGATGAGGTTCTTGTTCTCTAGGGAGGCGAGGGCCTTCTTGGTGGCATCCTCGCTGTAGTGGGCGCGGGCGGCGATGCGTGCTACGTCGGCGTCGATCTGCTGCACTCCGCTCCAGGTAGAGAGGGCGGTGAGCGTGTCGATCTCTACGCGGCTGAGGTCTTCGCGAGCTCCCGCGAAGGTGAGTGCGGTTAGGAGGGAGATGTACATGTGTGGTATCCTTGGGATGTGTTCCAAGGGGGCGCCGCTAGTGGTAGGCGGCGCCCCCGCTTTGCGTTCAGTTGTCCCAGATGAGGTTCTGGGCTGCGTAGAGGTACGCTGCGCCCTCGTAGCCGAGGAGGGTGTTCTCCCAGGTAATCCAGAAGATGGATGACTTGAATGGGCGGCGATGACGAGCGAGCACCTCTTGGTTTTCGAGCTCAGTCAGAACACGATCGACGGTAGACATGTCAAGGTTGGTGTGCTGAACGATGTCACCCATGGTAGCGAAGAAGCCATAGCCATCTTCGGAGATGTTGGCGGTCGCTTCGATGACTGCGAGCGCCTGGAGGACGAAAGTCATGCTCGGCGAGTACTTGCGGCCGAGGTAGTAGTGGGCGATGACGCCGTAGATGGGGGCGGTCTGCTCGTGGGTGAGGTTCATGTGGGTCATGGTGGACAGTGGGGTCAGGTCGTCGGGCTCCATGCCGGAACAGTATCACACTGGACGCTGGATGTATAGGTGGCGTCGGGTGTGTTTCGCCTCGCAGGGCCGCAAGCGTCCGGTAACTATGCACCCTAGGGGTAGGGTAAATATGAACCCCTTCTATTACTAGAAGAGATCTATCTACTACTAGAAGAGATGCTCCGCCCTTCGCTTCGCTCCGACCGTCGGACCGTTGGTCCTTGGTCGTCGCCTTGGCCTGTGGCCCAGTTGGTCCACGAGAGCAAGGACGAGGAGATGGTTCGTTGGCTAGTCACGTACCTGGCTCTAGTTGACCCTTGGTTGCCTGATCGAGTTGGAGCGTTCAGAGACACCTTCGTCGTCCTTGCCCTTCCTCCTTGCCTGAGGCGGAACCTGACCTTGAAGGCTTCCTTGCTCTAGTGCCAAGCAGTGGGTTGGGTTGTGGTTACGTTGGGTTGATCGTCTCTAGTTGGTTGACGCTCTCCAGAGAGGGTTGGGCCTCGGCGGCGGGCGGCGCGCACCCCGGGAAGGGGTCTGTAAGCCTCATAGGCGGCCGAACGGGGGTGCCTGTGTGTGCTGGCCTGGGTGGGGTCACAAAAGGCCCTCAGATTGGCTCACACGGCTTCGGGCGCACCTGGGGGTGTGAGCTGTCCGGAGATTCCGGAGTGTTGCACTCACGTCGTCGTCGCATGTAGGATGGTCGTGCTGATAGAGGCCCGCCGGATGGGTCGGAGTGAAGTTTCCTTTCCTTCTCCGTATGCCCGGCGGGCCTCGCCTTTACCTAGAGCCCCGTGTCGTGGTAGACTTCCGAGGTCAGCCACCGAAAGGATCAACCATGACCAACCCCAACACCGACCGCCAGTTCCCGAAGTGCACTCACTGCGGCGAGCCCTACCGGCCCCCGCGCACCACGGCGAAAGAGTTCCCAGGCACTAAGCCCTACGGCGGTCGAGGAACCTGCAACGCCTGCTATAGGGAGCTCTTGCGAGGATGCATCCCCAAGGCGCTCATCGACTGGACGGTCGAGCACAAGTGCTCATCGTGCGGCCAGAAGATGCGCCCCCCGCGGAGCTCCGTAAAGGACTGGCCGGGTACGCGCCTCTACTCCGGGCAGGGGAAGTGCTCCACGTGCGCGAAGGAGGACCGGAAGGTCTATCCGACGGTCCGGGAGCTGGCTGAGATGGGTCACCCATGTATTGAGCCATGCCCCCTCCCGTCCAGTAAGCGATCCAACATCTGGTGAAAGGAACATCCATGCTGTATCTACTCGTCTACGGCGACAAGAACAAGCCTGAGGTCGACGTCATCCTCTGTGACAATCATCCCGAGCGCACGAACGACGGCACCCTCATCTTCCGCAACGAGGGCCAGCGGGACATGTACGTCTACCCGGGCGATTACCTGTCGATCCAGCACGCCTACTTCGGTGGGAAGGATGCTAAGCCGTCGTTCCTGTTTGATATTCGTGAGGGCTCCCCGTCGAACGAGGGTGTGTCTATGACCTACCCGGGGGATGTTCGATGAGCGCTGTGGAGAGGATTGCGTCGGTACATGAGAAGGTGGCGTTGGCTGCCATGGATTGTGCTGCGGATGAGCTGCGCGACGCTTTGAATGATGCTGACCAGTGTGGGGCGTGGGATGTTCCGGCCCATAGGCGTGACGCTGAGCAGGATGAGGCGGTCATTCGTGTCCAGGAGGCCCAGGAGGCTCTGGAGGGGCAGTTGGAGATGTTTGTGGGCGACCGTTACGGCTTCGACTCTAGTGTCGCATTGGAGGTTGTGTGATGAGTGACGACACCTCCAATCTGGCTGTGGATGCCTTCAAGGCGAAACTGGTGGTTCTTAAGGAAACGTGGATGGAGTTGCAGGACTGCGAGTCGTTCGAGCTTGGCGATCCGTTCATCGATGATGTGTGGAATGCGTACCTGACTGCGCGCATCGACGCCGAGAATGCGATCACTGGCCTCGCGCGGGAGCTGGCTGGTTTCTATGTTCTGGCCCAGATTTCGAATGTGCATGTAGATGGCGTGGAGTAGGCAGTCCAGGCGCCGTAAGGAGCTCCCTAAGGACTGGGAGAAGATCAGGCGCACGGTCCTCAAAAGGGACGGCGGCCTATGTGTGTTCTGTGGCGCTAGGGCGAATCAGGTGGACCATATCTTCCCTGACGGCCCCCATGTGCCGGATAACCTGAGGAGTCTCTGCCAGCACTGCCATATGGCTAGAACACAGCAGCAGTCCGTCGAGGCAAGAAAGCGCCGCTATAATAGCCGCAATAAGGCTCGCGGCCCACGGCCGAAGAGTAAGCACCCCGGATACTTGTAGGAGACGACGATGGGAGTTAAGGGCCCGATTCCGAAGCGCAGCACGGAGGGTCACCGGACCACGCAGGCGAGGAAACTTGATGGTGGCGTGGAGCCCGTGAATGTGGTTGCTGAGCAGGTGAAGCCCCCGAAGCCTGACCCTGACTGGCATCCGATTGCGAAGAAGCTGTGGAAGGCTGTGGAGCAGTCCACGTTCACTCGCTACTACGAGCCGTCGGACTGGATTGTCCTCTACTCCACCTGTGACGATCTGTCGAACTACAAGATGCAGGATCGGCGTTCCCCGACGATGCTGGCGGCGGTGAACACGATGCTCACCAGCCTCCTTCTCACCGAGGGAGATCGGCGTCGCGTGCAGATTGAGATCAACCGCGTGGACGAGTCTGAGGCCGAGTCGGCTGGCGTGGTCGCTCTCCAGGCTTGGGCGAAGGCGCGGGCCGCGAAGTGACCGAGACGCTCCCCGCACCACGGGAGCGAACAGACACGCTCCCCCTGCAGTTGCCTGAGCGGACGCTCGGGTATCACGCTGCCGCATGGATGGTGGATAACCTTGTGCAGCCTAACGGGCCGCGCGCCGGGCAGCCGTTCATCCCGACGGATCGGCAGATCGAGTTCCTTGCTCATTTCTACGCCCTTACCCATAAGGGTTCCTTTGTGTACAGGCAGGGAATTAGAAGGTTAAGCAAAGGATCCGGGAAGTCTCCGTTCGCTGCCGCGTTGTGCCTGTTCGAACTCCTCGGCCCTTGCCGGTTCGATGGTTTCGACCGACATGAGCCGTTTGGGGTGCGCGCCAAGCCCATGAGCATGCCTCTCGTGCAGATCGTAGCTACATCGGAAAGCCAGCCGCTCGCCCTTGACACCAAGGTTCCCGTTGAGGGTGGCTGGAGCACGGTAGGCGACCTTGAAGTCGGTGATCTGGTGTACGGCAGTGACGGCAACCCGACGCCCGTGCTTGGAAAGACTCGCGTGTTCACCGACCACGACTGCTATCGGGTTGCCTTCGATGATGGAACGACTGTTGTTGCTGACGCCGCCCACGGGTGGACAGTGGAGCGGCTGCACTCGCACGGCGACCGCTTCGATGTGGCGACAATGAGCACCGAGGAGATGCGAGCCTACCTGCACAGCGGTCGGCGGCGCAGCCTGCGTATCCCCCTTGTTGCGCGCCGAGGTGGAGGTAGTGCTCCGACCTTGATCTCCCCTTACATGCTCGGCTACTGGTTGGGAGACGGGGATGCCGCCGGATCTACGATTGCTCTCGACTGGCGCCGCCGCGAGGAACTTGAAGAGATCTTCACTGGGGAGCTGGAGTGGTGGGATGACATCAAGGGCGACCTCCAGAAAGCCAATGACGGGCGCTTCTATATCCGTCGCCGCAGGCAGATGTGCCCCCGCGGCCACTCCTATGCTGAAGGTGACCCGAACCGAGTCATGAGCAGCTCTGGCCACCCGATGTGTCGCCGCTGCAACAAGGGCAACAGGGAGGGAATGAAGGACCAGAAACTCCTGTCGTTCCGTGAGCGCCTGCGTGAGCTAGGCGTGCTGGGCAATAAGCATGTGCCAGAGGCATACCTGCGCGCCTCCTATGAGGATCGTCTGGCGCTTCTTCAGGGGCTCATTGACTCCGACGGGACTGTCACCGAGAAGGGGCAGGTGCAGTTCAAGAACACGAACGCGAACCTCTTGGCGTCGTTCATTGAGCTTGCCGAGTCTCTGGGGCAGAAGTGCTTCGTGTATGATGGCGGCTTCGGGTCTCGCGTAGTGAAGTTCATCCCGCAGCCGGGGTTCCCTGCCGCTCGCCTGGCGCAGCACAGGGCCAGGCTCCCGCGCGAGCAGCGGCACCTGTCGGCGTATCGGCGCATCGAGTCGATTGAGCCCGTCCCGAGCGTCCCGGTGCAGTGTATTCAGATCGGCACGGAGGATCACCTCTTCCAGGTTGAGGGTGGCGTGCTTACGCACAACACTCAGAACACGATCCGCATGGTCAGGGCGTTCTGTCAGAAGAAGGGGTCGCTGGCCCGCAAGTACGACCTCGAGGTGGCGAAGACTTTCATTGAGACGCCGGGCGGGGGGAAGCTCCAGCAGATGACGTCCTCCGCTCACTCGATGGAGGGTGGTGAGGTGTCCTTCGTTGTGGGCGACGAGCTGGAGCACTGGCTGCCCGCGCAGGGCGGGCCGGCCATGTTGCAGACGATTCAGCAGAACGCGGCGAAGATGGGTGGTCGCTTCATGGGAACCTGTAACGCGTGGGTGCCTGGAGAGCAGTCGTCGGCTGAGGCGATCTTCGAGGCGTGGTGCGATCAGGAGGATGGCCTCACGCGCGGTAAGACGAAGATCCTCTATGATGCGCGTATCGCGCCCCCGAACACGGTTTTAACGGACGAGCCGGAGGAGGGGCAGGTCGGTCTCACGAAGGCCCTGGAGTACGTGTATGAGGACTGCCCGTGGGTGAACCTGGAGTCCATCAAGGAGCAGATTTGGTCTCCCGAGTACCCTGAGTCGCGCTCCATTCGCTTCTTCCTGAACCGCCCGAACGCAGCTGAGGCGTCCTGGATCACCCTGGAGGAGTGGACGCAGCTCCGTAAGCCTGACCGGAAGGTAGAGCCTGGGGAGCGGATCGTCATGTTCTTCGATGGCTCCAAGTCCAATGACCATACGGCCCTCGTGGGGTGCTGCATGGAGGACGGGCACATCTTCAAGATCGGGCATTGGAAGCCTGAGAAGCCGCTCGGGGTTGTGAATGTGGCTGCCGTGGATGCTGGGGTGCGGAAGGCGTTCGACACCTACAACGTGGTCGCGTTCTGGGCTGACGTGCGCGAGTGGGAGTCGTTCACCCGTACTGCGTGGCCTGAGGACTTCGGCGACAGGCTGATCGTCCCCGCGGTGCGCGGCGGCATGTCCGCTTCGCCGATCGCTTGGGATATGCGGTCGCACGCGTACCAGTTCGCTGAGGCTGCGGAGACGGCGTTCACGGAGATTCAGCAGCAGACGTTCACTCATGATGGGGACTCTGCCCTGGGTGAGCATGTGTCGAACTGTCGCGTGAATGAGTTCAAGGGCCGCTGGTCGGTGAAGAAGGAGTCCCCGAAGTCCTCGAAGAAGATCGACCTGGCCGTGTGCATGATCGGCGCTAGAATGCTGTATAGACATGTGAAGAACTCGAAGGAGTGGGCGGACCTGACTGCTCCGCGAGGCGAGTGGAAGGTGTTCATGTGAGCTTCCAGAAGATGATCTCCAAGTTCTCATCTGGCGCCTACCGCCCCATCACCTATGAGGGCTACTACGAGGGGAAACGGCGCCTCGACGCGGTGGGTATCAGCCTGCCTGCGAAGGCGCGTGTCCTGGAGATTCAGGCCCCGTTCGCTAAAATGGCGGTGGATGTCCTCACCGAGATTCTGATCCCCGACGGGTACCGTGTCGCAGACGACGACAAGATGGGTGTGGTTGACCTGTTGCGGAAGACGTGGCAGGCGAACGACATGGATTCCCAGTTCAACCTGGCTGCCGCCGAGGCCATTAGTGCTGGCGCCGCATACTGGGTGATCGCCCCTCCGGATGACGAGCACGAGTTCGCTTCGATTCGCGCCGTGGATGCGAAGCATGCCCGTGTGCGCATCAACTTCCGTGGCGAGGTCGTCGAGGGCGTGGTCCTCTACCGCCGTGACGACGGCAACGTGGGTGCCACCTATTACACGCCCGGCGGCGTAGAGTTCTACGCGAAGGGCAAGTACGACTGGAAGAGCGTCGGACAGGGCCGCCAGGACCAGTGGGGGGCATCCATCGTCCCCATGTTCAACAGGGCGCGCCTGTCCGACAAATATGGGCGCTCCGACCTGCGTGAGCTCACCTCCGTCATCGACGCCGCCTCTAGGACGCTCACGAACCTCCAGGTGGCTCAGGAGGTCGCTTCCTCCCCGCTGCGCGCCGTCGTGGGTGATGGTGCTTCGGACATGATTTCCCAGTATCCCGAGAAGATGCAGGCGTACATGGGTAACCTGATCGCCATTCCCTCCGGCGGTGACGTGAAGCAGCTGACCGGTATGGCGCTGGACCCGTTCATCAACACGTACAGGTCCTACGCCCTCCAGCTGTCCGCCATGACCGGTATCCCCCCGTCGATGATGGGCGTCTCCTCGGACAACAACCCGACCAGCGCGGAGGCCCTGCGAGTGGCGAAGGACCGCCTGATCGCCCGCGCGGAGAACAAGCAGCGCCAGTTCAGTGATGCTCTCGAGAGGGTTGGACGGATCGTGGCGCAGGCAAATGGGATGCCCCTGGATGGGCTGGAGGCCCTTGAGGTGACGTGGCGTGACGCCGCCGCTCCGTCTACCTCGGCGCAGATGGCGAACGCCCTACAGGCCCATAGTCAGGGCATTATCGGTGATGAGACTGCCCGCGAGTTCCTTCACCTCACCCCTGAGCAGTTGCGCCGCGAGAAGGCTCGTGGCGACAAGATGGACGCCGACGCGGGCCTGGACATGCCTGAGGCGCCAGAGGTACCTGAGGACTCTGAGGAGGCCCCTAAGAGTGAGTGAGGCCCTCTTCTACAGCATCCTGCGTGGCATCGTCATGCTGTTCCGCCGGCGCGCCGAGGATGCCCTCAAAGCGCTCGATGGGCTCCCTGAGCCGCCCCCGGTGGAGCATGTGGGGGACCTCCTGACTCCACTCATGTGGCAGGCCAGGAAGCAGGCGTGGGCTGCGGCCGCCCTGTTCCTGCGCGGGCAGGCTCGCAAGGCTGGGGTGCCTGAGTCGTGGATTCCCCCCCAGCCCGGGTACTCGCCGAAGACGATCGCCCGCACGATTCGTGGCACTCAGGGTGCACTGAAGTCTCCGGAGGGGATGCGGCGCCTTGAGCGGTCCCTGGAGGGGCATGTGCTGGCCGCTGCGCGCCGAACGGTGGCCGATGCGGTGGACACTGCGCCTTCATCCATTGAGCTCATTGAGGGGGCCCTGGATGACCTAGCAAAGGACCTCGAGGGGTTCTCCGAGACGACACAGAAGGCGATCGTCGAGGACGTGGAGAAGGTCGAGTCCCGCCGTCGCCCACGCGTGACGCTGGATGAGGCGTTCGAGAAGGTCGCTGACAGGGTGGAGGAGGCTGTTCGTACCCTCTATGAGGAGGACCTCGTTAAGGAGCGCCATCGCAGTATGAAGGTGTTCTCGGCTGTGCCGGACAAGTACCGCCGCAATTCCCGTGGCGAGTTGATCGCACGCCCCTTCGCTTTCGCCCGCGTGACTCACCCCAACAAGAATGGCCCCTGCGGTTTCTGTGCGATGCTCGCCTCCCGTGGCCCGGTATACAAGACGTCGGAGTCGGCGGGCATTCGGGCGGATAGGTACCACGATCGATGTTTCTGTACGTGTGTTCCGGTTTTCACCTCCA